CTTTCGCTTGTATTGAATGAATCCATTACAGAAGCGACTGCGTTCTTGAGGCTTTGAATAATGCCGTTTGTTTTTGTAGTAATTTATAAAGGATTTACTAATCCTGCTTGCTTCTAATACGTCTGCCACAGAGTCGAATCTAGTACAGGCCCATTAAAATATATCAAATAACAATAAGTAATATAATATATTTATTATGAATAACAACTTAAAAATGTTAGCTGAACAGTATCAATTAATACTCGAAAAACGTGTTCAACCTAAGCCAGAGACAGAGGAAGCTTTAGAACAATTCCTAGTTAAAAGAGCTGCTGGTGCTGCTAAAATAGCTCATAGTTCAAAAGAAAAAGGTGGTTTTGCTACATTGACATCTATTCATTTTGCAGCAAAAGCAAAACCATACGCAGAAGCTGAAAAAATGGAAAAAGACCCTAATAAAGACTGCGATAAAACCAATGCTCATTACAAAAAAATGGCAGAGGAAGTTTATGCAAAGTTAGCAGACTTAGATAAATTATCACAAAAAGAGTTTCAAGCTCTTATGGGTGAATTAGAGGTCTGGGGTGAGGTTTATATAAGAGCTACTAAACCAAATAGTCTTAAGATTTAAATTGGTACCTCCGGCGAGAATCGAACTCACATAAACTGCTTAGAAGGCGGTTGTCCTATCCGTTGAACGACAGAGGCAAAAAAAATAGTGGTCCGGACAGGATTCGAACCTGTAACCCAAGCATTATGAGTGCTTCGCTCTAACCGTTGAGCTACCAGACCTTAAAGTTAAGCTATAATAACTAAAAACAATTAAACGTCAAGAGGCTTTTGCTAGTTTTTTAAAACTTTTCACTCTATAAATTTCTAACTTAGGAATAGTATTGGTTTTTTTATGCCATCTAAAATGTATGTAACTTTTATAGGGTTTAGTTGTACTGTATTTTTTTGGCTTAACAGCTAACTCTACCCAATCTTTTTTGTCTATAAAAAAATAATTAAGCTCATCTTTATGTGGGTTATATATAATAATTCGCAGCGCCCCTGTTTTATGCTTTCCAGAAGTACCTATAACATTTGTTATATTGCCACTATATGTATTTTTATTTCCTACCCCTAGATATGCACGTATTGAAGACGTTTTGCAATCACTTCCATCTTTAAAATCTTCTCCGTGCGTGTAAGATCGTTTTAATTTACCATGATATGCGATTGCTTCTTCTACTAATAGTGGTATATTATACGCTAACGGGTTATTTAATACATAACTTATATTATGATTATATGCAAATGTAGGATGATACGGTATAACTAATTGTTTTAAAAAACATCTATATTTTAAAAAATTACTTTCAACTATATCAACATTATCTGTCTGTTGTTTACAAGGCATTAAACAATATTATAATTGCTTAAAAAAAATTATCAATAAGGTGTTAAAATTTCTTATTAATAATTCTATTCCATATTCTGTCATGTAGATAGTATAATGCTATTTTACCGAAAAAATCAATACCAGCTATACCTAAAGATAGCCCGGCGCGTTTAGTTAAAAGGTAGCTAATTAAAAACGTTGTAAGACTACCTAATATTCTGTAGGTAATAGCTTTTAATAAAGATACAATGTGGGTGTTCATATTAAAAAAATTGGAGCGGGAAAAGGGACTCGAACCCTCAACATCCACCTTGGCAAGGTGGTGCTCTACCATTGAGCTACTCCCGCATATATTATTATTTACTCTGTGTTTGACTATCTCCAGGCATTACTCTATAATTATCTTCAACACTATCTGGGGTAGAAACTTCTATAACAGTACCCGCTTCTACGCATATAAGCTGATGCGGGTATAATGGTTTATTATGCCATATATCTCCTACGCTTAACGGTGCTTCTTGTACGAAAGCAGTTTTAGGGTCAATAGTTTTTACAACAAACTTACCGGACAAAACATACCACGTTTCATCTTTTTCAGAATGGAAATGCATACTAAATTTTGCACCTTCATTAAACTGCATAAGCTTGCCACAGTATTTGTCATTGGTAGCCCATATAAGTTCGTTACCCCAACCTTTTTTAACATATCCAGATAAACGTGTCATTGTTATGATTTACTAAACAACTCTTTAAAATCAGTAAAATCATTTTCAATACCTTCATAGTATTTGTCTTGTTTAAATATTTCCAATATGCGGTTATGTTCGTAATTGGATGTGAGTATCCATTTAAGTTCTTCACCTTTTAACATAATAACAGTATAATCTTTACCACCTTTAAATGCTCTACGTATTAAAACCATAATAATACTTACTAAATGGTCGGGGCAGGGTGATTTGAACACCCGACATCCTGGTCCCAAACCAGGCGGTCTACCAGGCTGACCTATACCCCGAAAAAACATATTTAAACCTGTATTAAATAATAACAACGGGTAATTAACAAATATGAATATATATGATTGTTTTATGTATAATGGAGAAACTGACATGCTAAATTTCCGTTTGCATGAATTAAACGACTTTGTAGATTACTTTATTATTACAGAATGCGTATATACATTTAAAGGGGATAAAAAAGAATTACAGTTTCCTAAAATAGAAAGTTCTCTCTCAACTTTTAAAAATAAAATAGTATATCTACCTAATATAACATTATATTCATCTACGGATGCATGGGCTAATGAAATAGGTCAAAGAAAACATCTACAAGTAGGTTTACAGAATTTAAACGATAACGACCTAGTACTTCTTTCAGATGTAGATGAGATACCGGATACTAACGTGTTAAAACAAATACGAGGTGCTAATTTACGTGGTCAATATAAGTTTTTACAACATTTTTATTACTACAATATAAAATGTAGGTGTAAAGGTTTGTGGTCTGGTACCGTTATAACTGATGCTATTACATTTAAAACAATAGGTTCAGATATGCAACAATTAAGAGATAGTAGGTTTGTAATAGCTGACATCACATTGAATGGTGGAGTAACCGGGTGGCATTTTTCTTATTTTGGAGATATACAAGCTATAATAAAAAAGATTAAAAGCTTCTCGCATCAAGAATACAACAACGAAAAATACACCGACCCGGTAAAAATTAAAGAAGCTATCGAACAAGGTAAAGATATATTTTTTAGATCTAACATGCAATTTGAGCATGTACAGAATGAACAATATTTGCCTAAACATATACATATGTTAAAATAATAGGGCGGGAGCATCTCACTCCCGTGGAGATTTTATTCCGTAAACCTCTAAAGAAGATGGCATAGACGGTAGGAATTGAACCTACATAAGGCAGTTTTGGAGACTGCTGCACAACCATTATACCACGTCTATAAATTAAAGATAGTTATTTGTGTGTCAGGAAACTATTAAACCCGTAGCAGCAGCCCATCCTGATTTCGCTCTGACGGTTGCAGATACATTAAGTTCCTAATGTGTTTACAGGTCTGCAAATTGGTGCTCTAGGGAGGGTTTAAACCTCCACGCCCTTTGGATTGCGCGCATCCTACAGGTACAAGGGCTTTCACACCCCCGCGACTGATTCCGCCACTAGAGCAAAAATATTAAAATGGAGCCCCCGACTGGGATTGAACCAGTGACAGCCAGTTTACAAAACTGGTGCTCTACCACTGAGCTACAAGGGCATTGTCAAAGATCTATAAAAAAACCTTAAGCTTTGAGCTTAAGGTTTAAAGTATATAATTTAAATAAACTTTATACCTCAAACCCCACACAGTAACAAGGCCAATATGCTTGACGTGTTATTATTTGAGATGTTGATTGTACGTTCATTTAATTAATATTTATATAAAATACAAGCTTATTTACGCTTTTTCTTGTTATCTTTCTTAGCATTAGCTGGCTCTACGGGCTTTGATCTGCGTATATTGTCGGTAGCTGTATTATTTGCAGGGAAATATAAAGGAGCAGGGGCGGAGGCTGAATTAGTATTCTCGTTTAATATAGTTGTGTTTGCGCGTTTACTTGCACATTTACCTGAACAGCCACATGATTTACTATCAATCAGTGAGTAAATTTCTTCCACGCTTTCTTTTACTTCCCAAATACCATGTGGGGGGCAGTGAATTGTCGTGCTATTTGCAGTAGTACCATCTGGCCGCGTAATATTATTAATTAGTGAAGAAACTATATAATCTGTATTTAATAAAATAGGTTGATTTTCAAAACCTGGAGTTGTGTTTGTAAGTTTAATAATCATAATGTATATATATATAATATACGAACCAACAAAATCAACTACATATAAAGAAAAGGTTTCCATTCTTCTCTTATATTATTTTTTTCAGGTATAAACATACCTGCCGGCAACATTTTACGTGGTTTAACTTCTTGACCGTTAACATTATAATAAGGAAAAATGTTATCTTTACTACTGTTACACTTACGACATGCAAGAACTAAGTTAAAATCATGATTAGTACCGCCTTTTGATTTAGGATATACATGATCCTTAGTAGCATTACTAAATGTTATAGGGTTAAGACAGTATTGACAAGTTCCTTTATAAATTGAATATAATGTTTTTAAAGATATATTATCACTTTTGCGGTGATGGAACCCAAAATGGTAACCACATATAACTATAGTTGGAATATATCTTTTAGATTCTTCCCCGGTTATACGATTAGGTGCACTACGTAGATAAGGTTGATCGTCATAAAGAGCTACAGTATTGTCACTCCACGATATAGAAGACTTAACTGGAGGATATGTGTCTATATCTTCGTTATCCCAGGAAGCTATATTACCATTAGCGTCTATACCTTTTACTCTACCTGTAACTAAGTGTCTAATTGCAGCTTTAGCGGAACAAAATGAAAATGCTTGGTAAAGTTTGTTAATTAATAACGTTGTACGGGTTTCCGGCTCTACTAAACTCATTAAAATTTTACTTCTCCAATATTAATTGTATTACCTTGTTTTTGTATTAAAAAAACTTTTTTCGGTAAACTTTCTTCTAATTGAAGTTTTTTTGCACTTTCTACTGCACTATTAGAATCAGCATACATTATAAATTCTGTTAGTTTTCGTGTCCAAGTATTGTTATTACTATAAAAAAGATATTCTTCAAGCGGGTTACGTGCATTTAAAAACTTTACAGAACTATCAGCTATAATGTACTCTGGTGTCATTTTAAATATTAGTAATTTTTAGCACTTCAGTTAAGTTAGTTATAACATGATCGGCAAGTTTATTATCTACTGCTTCTTTACCGTACATGTATGTAGCTTCTGCTTTTAAAAATTGTTCGGGGTTTTTTATATTTTGCTTTAAAAGCATTTCATTAAGAATTTTTTTAGAAATTCTCAAACTTATCAGTTCACTTTCTAAACAACGATGATAATCTTCTGATAATTCTTGACTAATATCGTGAAGCATAACAATACTATGTTCCATTACCATACGTTTACCTAGGGTACCACAAGCTAAAAGCACGGCTGCAGCGGAAGCAGCATTAGATAGAGCAAGCGTGGCTACATCACACCTTAGTAATTGTGTAACTTGATATATTGAAATAGTTGCATCTATATCCCCACCCGGAGAGTCAAGTATTAATAGAATATCATTACCGTTTTTCTTATCTAACTTTATAAGTTGATCAATAATTTTACCGGCTGACTCATCATCAATGTCTCCGGATAATCGTATCACTCTACTACTTCCAAGCGTTTTAACTGTTTTTCGATTTGTAGGCATTTGATGTTGTTTAGGTTTTTTTCTATCTCTCGAGCTGTTTTAATTTTCATTACAAGCGCATCTGAGCGAGTATTAACATAATCTTGAATATCTAAAGGTTTAATATATTTCATACCTTCATAACTATCAAAATTAATACCTCTTTGTTTACATTTTTCAGCAATAATTTCAACTGCTTCTAAAAGAGCCGCCCATCGCGTAAATTCATATAATGTAAGTTTATTGTCTATTTTATTGATTTCCATTAGGTGAAATAGTATTAAGTGTAGGTGCTTCGTATATAGGATCTGTAACGGCAGCTGTTTCAGCTATTAAATATACTGCATTTTTTGTATTACAAAAACCACAAATAAAGCGATTTTCTTGATTAGTGCGTACAATTACATCGCTTTCTTTCTTACAAGAGGTGCAACTTACACGCATAGTGTTTTGAGCTAAAATTTCTGCTTCTTTTAGTTGTATTTGTCTGATATCTTTTAATGCATTGTACTCTAAAATTGTATTAAACACATAAGATACTAAGAATTGACAAATAAATGATACTCCGAACCATAAAAAAAATGAGTACCCAAAAAATTTAACAACTCCACCTACAAGTGCAGATATAACTGCTGTAACAAATAACGATCGTAACAGTACAAATAACTTTTCTCTCATAATAACACTATTAAAGCGTTATTATGGTCTCGGTGCAAGAGAAAAATTGTGTAAATCGGTGGCTAATTTTTTACAAGTAACCATTATACCGTTTAATTTTTTACGAAACACTTCAAGCTTTGCTTCTCTACCTTTATAGAATGGTAAATTTGCAGCATTACGAGCTTTATTTCTCAAATCTTGCGCTTTTAAATATAAATCAGCAAGTTCTCTTACTGAATCTTGAAAAGGAAACGGTAGTTCTTGTGGTACACCTAAATTATTATCTTTGTTTTTAAGTTTTTCTATTTTGTTTAGTGTAGGTACACTATCTTTACTAAATTCATATGCAGAGGCCGTTTCAGGCGCTTGTTGGCCGCTGTATTGACCAGTGTAGTATGAAGATTCCTTAAGCTTTACCCGTTTTTTACCGGTATAAGAAGTTGCTTCGTCAAGGATTTTCTTAGTTTTTCTTGGTTTCACTGGTTATACTTACTATACCCGACATGAATCTACTATTACATCTTGGGCAAATCCATTGTGCTTCAGTAACAATATCTTTTCCACGCTTAACTTGCATAATACGCGGATGAACTGCAGGTTGACCACAGGTAACACAAGAAGATGGACGTGGTTCTACTTTATTTTGTAACATATTACAGTTATTTACATAGTTTATTTAAAATACCCAGATAATATGTTATAATTGGATGTTTTATTAATAAACTATAAAGCAACACTTACATCTTGTTAATAGCTTCTTTCTTCTGGATATCTGTAGCTTTAAGGTTATATTCTGCTATACAGACATTGTAAACACCTTCAGGTAAAACATCGACAGGTTCTAATACTTTATTTTTTATACCCCATTCAAACTCATTATTTGGTATTTTACGGATATATTTATCTGGTAAAGAAAAGCATACGGTAGTATCTTTTTCTACTTTTATCTTTACTAACCACTCTCCTTTAAATTTACCTTCAAGTACAACGTAAATTATTCTACGTTTAGGTAAAAATAATAATTTTAATTTACTCAGTATTTTGGTGACCATACGGATCTTCACCACCAGAATTAGCAATGTTTTGGTTAATTTTGTACATTACCCGTCTGAAACGTTCTAATAAAGCATCATGTTCTGCAACTGAATACGCGGATACCATCTCTATAGGGTTATTATTAAGATCATATCCAATCAACATAAACGGCCCCATAAACTCTTTAATTTGATGTTCAAGGGCATCTATATCTCTTTTTTGCTCACGTCTTACAGTGCTTTTTAACTTAGCAAACTCTATTTGAGCAAGTAGTATTGCATCTTTAATCTTTTTTTCATCCACTTCTGTAAACAATGACACGTTTTTGTTAGTTTCAACGGGTGCTACAGGTATAGTAGGGGTGGGCGTAGGTACTATTTCTTTATTTTGTTTTTTAGAAGTAGTTTTTTTAGTAGCCTTAGAATTTTTTTGTTCTTTGCTCACCATAGTTATTTAGTTCCTAAGTAGTTAAAATTAAAGACTACTTAGAACTTCTTTCTGCGGATGCAACAAAATCATAAAATTCTTTCCTGCATTCAGGTTCATCCATAAAATCCCCAGAAAGCTTAGATGTAATCATTACAGCACCGTGGTGCTTAACACCTCTATGGCAAGCACATGTATGAGAGCACTTTACTACAACCGCTACTCCCTGGTTCTTTTCACAAATTTCATCAATAGCTTTATGTATTTGTACTGTAAGAGCTTCTTGAACTTGTGGACGTCTTGCATAGTGTTCTACAATACGGTTAAGTTTAGATAAACCAATAACTCGACCTTCTTTACTAGGTATATAAGCAACATGTGCAACACCTGTAAAAGCTAAATGATGGTGAGAACACATTGAAGTTAATGGTATATTACACTGACTTACAATGCCATCATAACCATCTGACGGAAAAGTAGTAATCTTCGGTGGTTGGTCATAACAACCACGAATTAAATCACAAACATATGCTTTAGCTACACGTTTAGGTGTGCCTTCACTATTAGGATCGTTACGCCAATCTATTTGTAATGCATCTAAGAAGTTTTCATATGCTTTAGTAGCATTGTTAATGATTTCTGTCTTTTCGTCTTCTGTACGAGGGACATTACTATTTGCTGTAGGTAGTTTAGGGTGTTCAGTCTTATTTGACATATATTAAATTATTTTTGTATGTTTCTGTTTTATTGTTAATACCGTATTTTACTAAATAGCTTATTATAACCTCTATTGAATCAGTTTTCAACTTAAAACGTTCAGGAATATATTGACCACCGTCATAAAATTCAAAAAACGTTTCACCAAACATGCCTTCATGGTTAACATAGCATGTACAAAATACTGATGCATTGCCAGGATCTATCATTACAGTCCATGAACGTGGGTCTGCTTCCCCGTAGTTATCAAACATCTTAAAGACCATATAACCTGAATCTTTAAGCCTCTTTATAAAATAGCTTTGAGTTGTTATTTTATTAGACATTATTTTACTAACCCTGATATAATAAACTTAAATTCGGTTTCAGGTGTTGGTTTTACATAAAAGGACATAATCTTTAATTTAAGATTTATACCTACTCTTGCGTTATCAAACTTAACGCCTGTTAATACTCTGAAAATATCTAAGTTAAACGGTATAATTTGAGTCAATGGTAGTCCTTCTATTTTATCTGTGACTTTAAGAGATACACTGTCTGTGTTGGCTGTTTCTTTATCTCCTAATTCACAATATATACCATCGGGTTGACCGTAAAGATAAATTTTATTGGTTTCTGTAGTAAACGAGCTTGCTCTTAAAATTTCTTGTAATTTACGGTAATCTATGTCAAAAAAGGTATCTAATTGCAAAGCTTCAACTTTATCTTTTTTAATTGAAGCTTTTGGTATAGCAGTATCATCAAGAAAGTGATACTTAAACTGCATAGAGTTAGATTTATGCAACAGGTGATTACTGTTAATAATAAACGCAAAATCATCTTCTTCTATACAATCTATTACTCTTAAAAGTTTTTTAATATCTCCGATGTTGAGAGATAATTCTTTATCTATATCAATAGGTGTATTATATTTACCAAGTAAAATAATACTTGTGTCAGGTTTGTTGCATAACACATATAACCCGTCTTTAGTAACTTTAACACAAGCTACATCAACTGCTTTACTTATTATATTTAAAAAATTATCGGCAAAATCTTTTTTAGCCAGCTTGAGTTCCATTTGTTACCTTCGGTTTTTTTTTATTACTGCTGTCAATTAATGTGTTTACTTTATCAGTTAGTATATTAACTGAATTTTGTAATTTATCAATAGCGTTAATAATATCTTCGTAACGGGTTTGTTTATTTAGGTCAAGCTCTAATTGATTAGGATCTATATAAGGTTGTGTTGTGAGAGTATCTACAAAAGGCAATTGCGGCGATGGTATCGAATTTATTACCGGTGCAACAGGTATTAATTGTTGCTGTGTTGGTTGTTGACGTGGTTGTGGGGGTTGAAATGATTGCGGAGATTGAAACTGTGGAACTGGAGTACCCATAGCTTTCATAATACCGGAAGGCATTACTTTAGACATATCCACATCTGTTACTTTCAAACTATCCCCTATGGCGTTCTTTTTAATACCGCCTATATCGTTAGACACCATTTTACCAAGCATAGCAATAGCAATCATTTGCTCCTGAGTAAGCCCTTGCTGTGCAGAAGCCATACGCTCAGCTTCTGTATCAGTAATAGACGGGGCAGCGGGTCTTTGTTCCCGCTGCCTTGCTTCCATAATTTGCTGTCTTCTTTGTTGTTCAGTCATTTAGTTTATAGATCTTCTAAACTATCAAGAATATCTTTAACTTTACTATCGTTTGTAGCTGCACTTTCTTCGTCATCAGGAACGCTTACAGGTACTGCTTTTGTAGTAGATTTATAAACAGATACAGTCTTTGCTACAGGTTTAGCAGGTGTATCATATGGTACATCGTCAATGTCTTCTTCTACTGTAGTTGTAGTTGTTGTACTATCTGAACTACCGGTTTCATTGTCATAATAATGAGTATTAATAAAAGTTTGAATTTCAGCTGGTGTCTTATGTTCAACAAACGTATTAAGATCAAAAATACTATTATATATGTTTTGAATCTTGTCTTCATCTAATCCTTCAATAGCGCTTGGTGCTAAGAATTTAGATGATACATAAGTTGGGTACTTAGGTGCACCTGGCTTATCGGAAACTAATTCTGCTTTAATACGAAGATTGCAACCGTTTTCACTAAAATCAAAAATCTTGGAACCGAACTCCGCTGAATCGTCTCCATTAATAGCTGATTCAATAATCTTGTTTAATTGTTTACCATAACGAAGTACTTTAACAGTCCCGTTATTTTCTGGATTTACTGGATCAGAAACAACATATACGTTAACGTACCAATTTTCTTTACGACGTAAATTAGCCTTAGCTTTTTCTTGTTCGTCAGACGTACCGTTACGTAAAATTTTAAAATATAATTCACTAATAGGGCAACGTTCGTCCCAAGTAGATGGCGAGGTAATACTTGCATATTGACCGGTTGAAATACTATTCCAGCCGTGATGATAGTAATGTAAAAAAGTTTCAGCAGGATTCTTAGTGTTAGGTATTAAACGTACAACGTACGTAGCTGGCTTTGCGATAGAAAAAATGTTCTTATAATTACTGCCAGTGTTTTTACTTTTAGCGGATTCAAGAGCATTTTTAATGCTATCGAACATATTTGCATTGAATGTAGTTTTCATGATTTTATTAGTATTTGGTTATTTTATTTTAGTTAATAGTTTGATACCCTCTTCAATAATGTTCTTTGCTCTAGTAGAAGTATTCAATCTCATTTTATATTTTGAAACGTTATTGTTTAAATCTGTTAGGTAAAGTTCTTTATCTTGAAGGTTAAGTGAGTTTAAATTATTTTCAAAGAAAGGCAACTTAATCAACACATAAATATTAATTAATTTGTTTTTAAAATCAATAAACAACCTGTATGTATAACCTTTTTTGTGATTACAGTACTGAGAAAGGGTTATTCCTTCATTTACACAAGTAGTTGCTATGTATTTTAAGCTTTTCTTAATATCCTCTATCTGGTTTTCTGTATCAGGCAACTCTTCTGCTTTTTGCTTTTGCATAGTATTCCACACTGATATCGCTTTTTGTGTGGTATAAAAACTAAGAGGAAATAATTCTTCGTCTTTATATATTATGTACGGAGCAGTAAAGAACTCTCTAGGCTGTATCTGTGGAAATTTCTTAAAAAATAACTCTAAACGTTTACATATCACACCATCTGGTGTGGTGTCAAACTTACTGAAATCTTTACGAGGTGTCCAAGGTTTGTTTTTAAAACCTCTAGAAACTGCAAGATATGTATTATAGATCTCTGATACGTTCATTTAGTACTACGATTGTAGTACCTCTCTCACTACTTTGCTACGACAAAGGTTAGAATTATACTTTAAAAATATCAAAATTGCTTCTTTTTCATTATCTACCTGCAACATTTTCATGTATATTTTCTTGTAAATAGGGTGCTTAATTATTAAAGAGAATACAGTAACGTTGTTTAGCTTTTTATTGTGAATAATAGAACAAAACGAACTAAACTTAACTAATGCTGTTTCTACTTCTTCTTCCATTAGAGTATCTAATGGATTATTTAACACTGCTGATTCTAAAGCACCTATTACCCCGGACATTATAATTTCTCCGTTAAAGTTAATTGTTTAACAAATTCCATAAACGTGTCAGTAATTTTACCACCAGCAGCGTATTCATGCCCACCACCTTCACAGAGTTTATTAGCAAGTTTAGACATATTCACCGTACATTCTTTTTTCTTTCTAAACGATACATGTGAACTGTTAGTGTTAACAAAGAACACTATATCAGAGTTGTAATTTTTAAGCAAATAATCACACACATCGTTAACATACTTTGTACCCATTGAACCGGTAACGATAAGGTTTTGTTTACTAATGTTAATACTACCGGTATATATTTGTAAGTTTTTAATTGCTAAGTCTCTTCCAGTAATGTATTCTTTAATAATGTTTTTTTCTTGTTGGTTAAATCCTTTAAAACCAACGTAAAACCGTTCAGCAAATTTATCTACTCGTGTTTTGTCAAGTGTTTTCTGTGTGTTAATTAAAAGGCAATTTAAGTTGTATGAATCTTCTAATTTAAGCTGATAACTATCATAATCATCAGCTAAAGCTATTAAAATTTTCTGTTCTGCAGATAGGGTACTTTCAAAACCAGGGGTTATTGTCTTGAAGTGTTTGTATAGTTGTTTTGCACAAGAAGTGTTTTCAATAACATTAACTGTTGCATTTTTGTATACTCCTTTTTGTATAGCTTGTACATGAGTAAGATGGTGATCAATAATGTTAACGTTTGTTTTGTCTATAAGATCACCACAGTTACTAGTATCAAGATCTAAAAAATATACTTCATCATAGTTACTAAAACTATCTTCTTCTAGCCATCTTAAGAGTTCTCTTCTTAAATTACTAACAGTAGTTGCTTTATATTTTAATTCACCTAACTTCGCACCTAAACCCCAGTGCAATACCAAGAGGCTTGTCGATCCATCTAGATCGATATCTGTAAAAACATATATATTCTTGGTAATCACAAGGCTTATTTAACTTAACCAGCTATTTTTTCCAGCTTTCTTTCCAGACTAGACATCTCATCTGTATCTTTATTGTTGTTTGTAAGTCCTATATAGTCTCTTTCTTCGGTAAGTGTTAATGTATTATAATCAATACGCATAGCTGTTGCACCGTGTTTCGGGCCTACCCGGTTTTTAATGCCAGCTACTTTAATAATACCAAGTTCCTGATCGCCTTCTTCTTGGTGAATAGACCATACCACGTCTGCAGTAAAAGCTACACCAAGGGATTCACTTACAGTATCAAGAGCTGGACGTTCCATACCTTCTCTATTAGTTTGAATTGCACTTACAATTGGTATACTAAAAAAATACGATAGTGCTCTTAACTCTTCAGCTGTATTTTTGCCTTGTTCATATGAATTATCGCCGCTACTTGCTTTTATTAGTCCAAGATAGTCTATAACGAGTATATCCGGTTTTATCCCACTCTTTACAAGAGATTCAAGATAGGCTCTAATACCGCCTATAGTAATTGATTTTGGTGGGAATTCTTTAATGATAAGCTTTTGTTTACGTACATCTGAAACTTCTTCAAAGTAGGTTTTTAGTGCCCCTATTTGCTGCTGTATATCACTGATAGGTATTTTTGAAAGATGACTACTAATACGTTTTGCATACATCATTTCAGGCATTTCAAGTGATATAAGAACCGTGGTTAAACCACGTACTGCCATATTTGAAGCTATGTTACCTAAAAATATTGATTTACCTACATTAGTTGGTCCGAGAAATAAATAAAGAGCTCTACCTCTTTTAGACAACCCCCCGCCAATCTTTTCGTCAATAAAATCCCAACCTGTTGGAATAGTTTCGTTAGGTGTACCTAGTTCGTCTAGTATCTTTTGATAATGACTGTAAAAATCTAATCCAATATCATTAATAAGGGTTATATTGCAAGCTTTTTCAAATAGCTTAAGAAATTTAGCCGTATCTATTCTTTGATTAGACATATCGTCGGCTATTTTTAAAACTGTATTATAAACAGTTTTTTCTTTAAAATACGCTTCAGTGTTTTGTACTAATTCATCAAAATTACCTTTTAAATCTATCTGCTTATAGCTAGTAAGCGTGTCTTTTATTAACTTTAAATCTTCATCTTTTTTAATGTACGTTTTGATTTCAGTAATAGTAGGGATATTTTTACGTTTCAAGTAAAAATCTTTCACTATACCTACAATAAGTTTATTGCCAGGAGATTTAAAATTCTCTGGTACTAAATGTTCAAATACTAAAGAAGTGTAGTAGCTGTTTGTCAAGGATTGACATGCCACTACATTTTCAAAATACTCAGTGTTTATTTGAAGTTCGTTCTTCACTTTTTAATTATAATATATAAAATTAAAAAAGCTAAGGTTGCCCTTAGCTTTTTTTAGCTTATTCAGCTGTTTCAGTTACTTCAGCTTTATCTAGCGGTGGTACATCTAATGCACCACCATAACGTACTTTTTCTTTAAGTGTTTCTTCTAAAACTGGAATAACTTTAGTTTCCCAAAAGTTGTCATCATTTTCCCATGTTTTAGCATAACCGATTTTTTCTCCATTAAACTGAAAAGTAGAACCTGTTTGTTGTATAACACCAAACGCAACAGCCATGTCTTTTAATCCTGCATAACGGCTTAAACCGGTACGAAAGTTGTTATAAAGTTCTGCTTTTAAAAAAGGAGGTGCAAAACGGTTTTTTACTGTCATTGCTGACAAAGTAACACCACTTACATTGTGAGCTACTGCGATTGATTCTTCTCCTTCGTTTTTGTCGATTTTTTCGTTACGTGTCGCAAGTTGTACCAACAGAGAAGCAAGATAAACAGGACCACTACCACCAGACTGACGTTTAACAAGCTCAGGATATAAAGACGTAGGGTTGTCATAAATATGATTTGTAAATAAAATAGGTACACGGGCTTTAGCAGCTTTAAACGTTAATGCCCGCATCATAGATTTCATAGCTTTAGCTTTTGTGCCCATATCAGCAGCATCTTTACCTTCAGTAACATCTCGAAGTTCCTTTGCACTAGCTAAATTACCAAGACTATCAATAGCTATAATAACTTTTAAATTAGGGTCGTTAGCCGCAATAATTTTATCTAAAAATGTAGCAATTTGATTACGGCAGTCTTCTACTGTTTCTACAGGATAATACTTAAGTCTTTTAGGATCAATACCAACTCCCTCAGCAGATTGACGGTCTACTGCAGCTTCTGTATCCCAAACAGCCGCAAAGTAACCTTTCTTTTGAGCATTAGCAACGATCTTATTAACAATAAGCGTCTTACCTGCACCGGACGGACCGGAGAAACCAGTAATCCTACCAACAGGAATACCTTTATGAAGAGATCCAGAGAATATTGCATTAAGCGCATAAGAACCTGTATCAATCCAATCTCCTACAATTGAAAGAGAGTTATCTTCTGATAACATAGACGCATCTGCATTAAGCGCATCTACTGCTTCGAATATATCCGTTAAAGATGAAGCCTTAGTTTCGGAAACTTTAGACTCTGTATTAGATTGTTTGCGGGCCATAATTTAATTTATTTTTATTTTCGTTTTCTACCTGCGTCGGAACGTTGTTTACGGGCTTTTTGACCAATTCTACGAAGCCATGCTGCGTGGCTAGCAGCACTTACACAGTAACTCGGTCTATTTGTTACTATTTTATTTTTAGTGGGCATAAATTACTTTCTTTTTTTACCCTTATCAGAGCGTGTAGCTCTGATAGTTGCTGTCCAACCACCACGTCTACGATACTCGGCAGACTGGGATTTTGAAATAGTACCTTGCGGAAGTACTACACCTGCTTTATTAGTGCGTGGCATATTATTATGTGTTATCGTCTGCGTCAAAAAGCTTAATTGTAGGTGCTGGCTCGTTTTTAACGACTTTAAACATTTCTGTATATTGTGCAACTAGGTTATTTTCTAGTGTAATATTATCAGCTAGTACAATTGCAGCTTTTGAATATGTCCATGTAGGGAAAACATCTCGGTCTGCAAAAAACTCTCTAAACATTAAAGGATAGAGTTGTACTTGAAGTTTTTTATCTTGAGAAGGTGTTACGTTAAGAATTGCCGGTTTTGTAACGGACAAAGTGTTTTTGTCGTTACTTACAACTGTAGCAACAATTGTGCGTTGAATACTGTCTAGGAATACTACTATTTGATCTTGGTTCATATGTATGTATATTAATATAAGTTTAAATTAAATCAAGGTTATTGACGTGGGAACTTAAAGTAAGGAGATTTCGCGTTAACAAGATATTTGTTAAGTAATTTCTTATGAGATGCACGAGTAGGAACTATATCCCAACCACCACGTCTTGCATAATAACAAGTTACCATTAATTCTTCGGGCTGTAGTAAGTCCCATAAACGTTTATATGCAGCTTCACATATTTCTTCGTGAAAATGACACTCATTACGGAACGATACAATCCACTCTAGTAACGATTGCTCAGTTACTTCTTTATCTCCTTTATAATAGATAAAAATATCACCTGAGTCCGGTTGCTTTGTAATTTTGCAGTTAGAGCGCAATAACGTGCTCATATAAAAATGCTGTTCAGTAGTTTCAGTATCGTTAGCTACTAATAAATCCGCATTTTCATTAAATACAGTAAATTTAATTTTTTCTGCACTTTTAATTTGTTCAAGTGGGCGCCAAATTCTAGAACTATGATCTGAAAACCATATTACTCTATTTTCTTCTGTTTCAGGATCAGCTATTTGTGAGAACAACTCCACACTAACCTCTGTTTCTAATAATGATGATAAATCTTTAGAAGCGGTTTGCTTAATGTTCTTAAGCACTTCTTTAGTGTTTTTACCCATTGGTTGCATATTAAACGAATTCCAATAGAGCTTCATAGATTTAGACTCTACAATATACGGATTAGTAGCAGGATACACCACTTTAGCTACGCAAGTAACAGGTAAACCACTATCTGTTAAAGCACTACACTCGTAGCCATTCCAGATATCATATCCTATAAAAGGTAAAGAATCGTTTTGTAAACCTAAATAGGTACGATTACGTTGACGTTCTTCACGCACTAAAATTTCAGGCGTGTAGGTGGTAGGAGAATCAACTCTCTGACCAAGTACTTTATCAATATTATTAGTATTATAGCTCATTAGTAAAATCTTTCTTCATTGTGTCGGTTATAATTTTAACTCTATCTTCAACAGAACCCATTACATAAACAAGTTTATCAGTAGGCATTGAATGATGTTTAATATAAAAATCAAATTGCTTTACTACACCATCAAAGAACTCTTTGTTAGTACTTCTCTCTCCATCATCTTTTAATTCAAGTTCAGGTACAACATAAAAAATCCTATCATATGTCTTTAATAAAGACTCATATATAACTAAAGCTGCTTGATATACTTCTTTACTGACTTGTTCTTTTTCATAAAAATAAGATGTATAAGCAATACCATCTAAAGCTCCTCTATCTAAAATCCAGTTACCCGGGGTCAAAGCATATTCTAAATGCCTAGCCATTACCAAGTATTGAGTTAGAGAAGTACCTCCTTCATTAATAGGTACATTCAATTCTTTTAACCCTCTAGTGAGATTAGTTCTAAAGCTAAAATGCTGATCATCTAGAAAATGATCATCTTTTAGTGCTTTTACTAGCGTAGTTTTACCTTGTGAATGAGCACCGCAAATAGCAGCTTTATAATTTAATCTCATAGTTTGTTATTTAATATAGTTTTACGCATAAAGCCAACCCAATTTTCAATTGCTAGAACGTGTAATGCTTTAATGTATTCATCTAAACCGTTGAAATCACTATATATGTTTTTACTGTAAAATTCTTTTTCAGAAACCACTCTACCATCATCTACCTTAGCTGTAACTTCGTGAATTACATGGCCGTGCTGGTAGTACGGTCTTTCAGCATGATTATACCATACTTTAGCTTGCGGATCTTTACCTTTTAATTCAGGAAACTTAGTTATAAGACCTGGATGGCCATTATATATTTTAAATCTATTGCAAATTTCTGGCGGTATTATACGGAGATAACCGTGCAACGTAATAACATCAACATTTCTTATAGCCTCTCTATATTCTTCTATAGATGGCTTTTTAGGTAAAAAAATAAAACGATCAAAACAGCGCTCGAGAAGATCTGGATTAATTTTATCCATTTCTTCAAGACTTTTATTAGTTATAATAGCATCTGGAAACTTACCGATATTTTTAGATATCTCGTATATCTCAGATCCGCTCTGAGAAAAGAAAGTTTTCCATATTAAAGTTCGTTTCATATTTTTAGACGGTAACCTATTGTATTATCACTAAAATAAATTACCAGCGTAAAGTCTACAATACCGTGTTTTATTAGGTAAGGTTTGACTTCAGATAATTCTTTTACCGGGAGTTCACAATTACGTATACAATCCCAAAAATAATAATCCCTAATAAAAATATTATTTGCCAGGAGATGGGGATAGTTAGCATATACAGAGTTGGTTATAGTTTCAAGGGTGGTCATCCATTAACATATTTTCTAAACTCAATCAAATTACTTGCAATAATTCTTTCTTGTATTTCGTCTGGTACAACATCTAAAAGATCTATAAGTTTAGTAGATTCTTTTTTCCAGTTACCTATAGCATCAGAATATCTAACTCTTTTAATACCATGTACAATAGGAGAAGAAGTATCTAATGTTTCTATCCAGTTATATTCCGATCCTTGATAAAAGCTAAACTCTCTCGGGCAAGCACAACCTAATAAATGATGAGGTTTATCTTTATTAATAATGCCATCATTCATTAATTGAGTTAATGTCATTACTCTGCCCATCATATAAGACACCCACTTGTTAGGGTGTGGAAATAGTTTGAGGTAATAAGAATAATCGAATGAAATTGCTAACTTATCTACATCAATTTCTTGATCTAAAGTTACATAACATTTAACTAATTCAGCGTAAGTCTTACCCTGTACTACACCAATGGTCTTGGAACTATTAATGAAGTCCCATTCTCTCCATAGACATTTCTTGGCAGATTCAATCGTACCGTTACAATCTTCTAAAACATCAGGTATGATATATTCTGTAGGGTTGAGTTTTTCTATCCAATATGCATAACGCTTAGGATCAAAAGATGTACCTAGTTCAAAGATAGAGTTATCTAACAAAACATGCCTACCGGCTTTAACACTATCTTCAAAAAATTTATAGTAAGTTGGTTGCTCTTCAAATAAATGCACGAGAGCATAATCATAATCGTTGTATGTACGAGAGATCTCGAGCATACTTAAAGGTGATTCGTGAGATATTTTAATCATGTGAATAAATCAAATAAGTCGGTTTGTGCTTGATTGTTTAGTTGAGGTAAGTGCCAGTTGAGAGCTTCATATACAGCTTTCACTGGTGGTACGATAATAGTATCGAACATTTCTTCATAATCAACTTGAAAATCGTTTAATTCTGGTGGAAAGCTAACCGGATAGCAAAGAGTATCAATTCTGTACTTATTTGGAGCAATATATATCTTTTTAACTTTACCACCTGAAGTGATACGTTCATATTTGGTTTCCAAATTACGGTGTTTCAAAAGCATATTATACCATATAGCACCTTTTACATGATTAGGGGTGCCTTTAGCTATTTTAAATCCTTCTGCTCTTACTTCATGTTTTTCTATATCACTTAATCCACCTCTAATAGCTACATCATCAATAGAAAGTTTTTTAAACCCGTCATAAACATCTCTATAAATTGTATTAGCTTTATTTTGATCTTGTACTAGTAAACTATTTTCAATTACTTTCTTAATGAGTTCTTTAGCTTTTTTAGGTGTAGTAGAACGAGCAATTTCAACTCCAACGTATTTAAACTTATTTACATCCGCCCCTTCATCGTTTAAAACATGTATAATGTAGCGCTTTTTTTCAAGATAAACACCCACATCGCAAATAGATTCACGCTTGAAATAGTAACGCGGATCAATAGAGTTAAGTTTATCCTTAGCCCATTGTTTGATATGTTCATTGAGATACACTCCTAGTTCATCGTCGATAAACGCTAAACCTTCTTTATTAACTTTGTTATCAGTTAATATGTTTAGTTTCATTTGATCCAACAGCGGTTGAATAGTAACATGAGTACTATCCGTATCGTTATATATAGTCAACGATTTACCCGTGTAGCCAAATTTTTCTTTAGCGTATTGATCAATGATATCAGATGCCTGTTTAACCACAGACTGACCAGTAAGAGTAATGCTACCGGCGTGATCACTATCGCATATAGGGCTAAACTTATTAGCAAAAACACCATATATGGAATTAAGTAGAATTTTAATGACGTGCTGTATGGTGTCGGCTCGTTCCATATTAAACTTACACGTTTTGTATTCATCTGTGTCAGGGGTTAGTTTACTTAGTTTCTTTTTAAGTTCTACGTATTGGTTTTTATTTTTTACACGTTCGTTATACAATCCGTCAATCAAAGCCGGCACAACCCCTTTTTTCTTTTGTGTGTATAGTACATTAGCCTTAGAAAGTGCTAGTTTCTCGGTTTGCATGAACTGTATAAATCTTTCATGCGATATAGGCTGCTCTTTATTGTTACCATAACGTATAACAATTTCCTTATCATTCTTACTAACTATCTTACCAAACTTAGTCTCAGGGGATATATTCAGGGTAATAATAGTGTTAGGGTATAGTGAGTTAGCGTCATAACTCACAATTGACTTTTGTAGGCCTCTTTCAGGGTCCCTAACAAATCCGCCTTGTATTTCTTCTCTGATAGGCCCATCAACGAACGTAGGTATAACCATACCATGTTTATATGCTTGTAGTGCTACGCACCCGGTGACAATAGAAACTTTACCTAAAGCTGCTTCAAAAGAGGTTAACCCTTTATATGCTAACATACGAATGATCTTAAAGAACTGTAATTTCTTTTCCATCCGTACAAGTAGATCAACGTCTTGAATGTTATAGTCTACAAAATTGTTCCAATCATTAGTAGAGAGAGAAGCTAAATTAGTAGCATTTATAGCTAATTTACCTTCACCTAACTCATGTTGAGCTACAAAGTTTAGAGCATATGATTCTAACAACCCACGCGCAAAACCTCTATACACTTCAAGATAATCCATTGCAGATATACCGTGAATGTACCAACGATCAAGTTCTTGTCCTTTTACAAATATACCTTTACGGCACCATAGACTCTTTACAGGAGATAAACGCTTAGCTGCATCTTCTCCCAAAAGCTGATTGATACGGTTAATTAAATACGGGAAGTCGAAAAAGTCAGTATTCCATCCCGATAAAATATCAGGGTGATAACCATTTTCCCAAAACAATAAAAACTTTTCTAACAAGTCATACTCGCTAGTACATTCAACATATACTACATTATTACGAGTAGGCGTATACGGTTTACATCCCCATGTATAAAACGTTTCAGATAAATTATCATAAATTGTGATAAGATTTATTGGGTGTTTAGCGTCTTTAGCTTCAGGGAATTCATCTGGAGAGTAAACTTCAATATCAAGAAAACAGACTTTTAACGGGTTAGCAGAAAACTCAGGCTTCTCGTAATCATCTTTATATGTTTCAATGAGAAATTGCTGTTCTACTTGAATATTATGGTAAAGTCTTTTAATAGCCCCGTCTTGAGCAGCCTTATTACGATCAAAGTTACTTTTAAATATTCTCTTTTTAAGTTTAGTATTAAAAATAGATAATGCATCAGCATTACTTGAATCAGTCTCAATATAAAAATAAGGCTGGTAAGGTACTTTATTAACTATACGGTTACCTTTATCATCCCAAGTAAAAAGATGACACACACTATCTCTCTGATTATAATAAACGTTACGGTACACAGTTAAGTATTATGTGTACAATTACGAATATATCAAGAGAAATATAGATTACAGTGTTCTTGAATGTGATCTTCTAGCCAATATTTGGTAGCATTTTTACGCGCTACATCTGATTCAGTTAAATAGATCCGACGATCATTTAGTGTTCTTTTAATAATACTAACCATTTCGTCGGCAGTATTAAACCTTAAAGGTGCTTCTTTATAAGGTTCTAAATCTTGACACACGCAAGGTATGCCTAGTGCTCCAGCTTCAATGTGTTTAATGTTAGCTTTAGCAAGGTTAAATTTATTATTTTGTAGAGGAGCAATAACTATATTAACATTTAAAGCATTAAATGCATAAGGATAATCCCACAATTTAACCCAACTGATATATTCTATATCACCGCTGCGTACAAATTCTGCCAATTCCATAGGGCAACCACCCATCAATACCCATTTAAATTGTTTAACGGTTTTTTTAATTACGTCAATGATGTCTCCGAAATCATCTTTTATGCCAGGGGTACCTGCTATATTAAAATGAGTAGGGCTACCAATGTATCCTACCCGAGGACGCTTTTTAAATGTTTCGTAATTTTCTGAAATTTTAGTTTTACTATAAAACCGATCCATCCAAAACTTCGGTATATAGTTAGGTATAGTTATACCTTTTATACCTGACTTCTCTTCATAGTATTTAGACATGTACGTGGTAGGGGTAGTAATACCATCACACAACCTCATTATTTCAATAGCTGTCTTTGCTATATTAGGATCGGTAAATGCTTCACGAGCTTTATTATAAAGAGGTATATCTTCAGCAAATATTACATCATCAATTTCATAATAAATTTTAAATTTATTGGTTCTTTCAGAAATAGCTCTTAATGCTTTAACAAATTGCAATTGAGTGGGTGTAACCTGTCTTTGTATTCTCACACAAGAAATACCTTGATAAAAGTTCTCTTGTAAAATCATAAAATTGTTATTATTAATGATACCTAGCTGATTACCATTAATAACGGCTTCCGGCCAATGCATTCTCCAAAAACCACATCCTTGATGGTCTGCAGCGTAACTTACCGCTCTTTTCATGCCGCCTGGTACTTCAAGAACAGCAGGGGCAGAATTATTATTAAAAGGAGTGCCTATTACAGGGGCACCTAAAGGTAATTGAGGTGCCCCAAGTGGTAATTGTGGTGCACCAAAAGCACCAATATTGTTAGGAAATGTCATAATTTGTAGTTCTTGTAGTTATACCGTTTTTCTTCTCAAGGTAGACTATTTCCCCACCAATACAGTATTTTTTGCTTTCTTTACGATGAGAAATGATATAAATTGATTCATTATAATTATCTACTCGATCTTTAAGAATATCAAGTACTAACTCAATACCTTTCTCGTCTAAAGACGAGTCAAATAACTCGTCAAACATACTTAAATTTATCCAAACATCTGCTTGTGCTCTGCGAATATCTTGAAATGTAAACAACATTGCGAGGTCAATAGCTTTACGTTCTGCCCCAGAAAAGTTAAAATAACTACAGTTTGTACCTCTTTCATTAGTAATAGTTTCTTCAAAAAACTCATTAAAAGTAACAATACTATTACTTTCAAGCTTACGTAGATACAAAGACAGCCTTGTATTAAGCACTTGTAGTATTTTCTTAACAATAAACGACTTTACTCCCTTTTCGTCAGTAATAAACTTAGCGGATTCAATAATATCAATTCTATCTTGTAACAATATGATGTTATTTTTAATTTCTTCCTGTCTTAAGTTTATCTTATCGATAGCTTCTTGAAAGTTGTTGGAATCTTTGTTAAGATGATCGATATCTACAACTAAAGATTGCTGCCATTCGTTTAACTGTTTTACTCTGTTATTAATGTTTTCTACTTCTTTTTTGCGTATAGTAAAATCATTTAATTTCTTTTGATTTAAAACAATAGCATTTTCGACCCTATCTAGTTCGTTTTGAGCTTCTACTAGTCGAGGTTTTTCTGCATTAATTATTTCTACAAACTTCTGTACTTCAGACATACATTCAGCCAAATCAACATCATATTGCTTGTTTGCAGCTTCAGCAAGATCTTTACCACAGTGCGGGCATTTATTATCTACTTTTTTAAGCTTTTTAGAGCGATCATTATTAAGTTTAACATAGGTTTCAGCTTCTGTAATGATTTTATTGATAGCAGCTATTTTCTTATCACATATTTTTTCTGCCGTTTTTAACACAGAAACGTTATCTTCTATTTTTTTAAGGGCTGCCGAGTCTACAGCATCAAACTTACTGAGCTTCTCGCTTAAAGTATTTAATTCTTGTTCGTTGTTTTTTTGTCGTGTTTGAAGTACAACAAGTCTCTTTTTTTTACTCTCTTCGTATGTATCTTTTTGTTTAATAGCGTCTGAAAGTGAACGAGTAGTTTCGTCAAGTTTAGTACCTTCTATATCCAGGCTTTTCTTAACCTCATTAAAGTCGGCACGTGCCTGTAAGAGCATATTACCGAATACTTCTAATCCAAGTATACCTTCAATAAATTTACGTTTCTCTACCTTTTTTTGAGCCATAAACGGTATGGTATTGTTTATGGTCATTATAACACTGTTCTGAAATATTTCAGAAGATGTTTTAATTGTTTCTGTAATAAGTTCTGTTGTTTGAGGTATACCTGATCTAGATACATCTACGTCGTTAATAAAGAACACACATCTAGTAGGATTAATAGATCTAATAATCTTACACCGATCTACATCTTCACCTTTATGTATATCAAAATCCAGCTCTACTTCACAAAGAGAATCAGGCGCTTGATTGTTAACTATGTTTTCTTTTTTAAGATCGCGTATAGTGCTACCATACAAAACAAAATGCACTGCGTCAGCAACAGTGGACTTTCCAACGCCATTCGCACGATCAGCTTTATCATAATTTTTACCTGTAATAATATTTAAGCCAGACTTAAAATTAATCTCTACCGGTTTTTTACCAACAGATAAAAAGTTAGATAGTTTTAAAGTTTTAAAGTAAACATAGCGCATTGTATAACAGTATAATATAGAACTGCGTTTTTTCTACTGCATCACACAATTAACATTTGCGTATTTTGAACCTATAGGTTCGAGAGTAACTTTAGCATCTCCTGGCACGTCAGTGGGATTATACTGAATAAATAATTGCTCGTATAGTTCTTTATCGTTTTTATAGTTGTTACCTGCTTGACATGCTTCTCTATAAAGCTTTAAACCGTATTTATGCGCAAGATTGGTCATTATAGCTTGCTCAGTTCTGTGCTCGACAAATTCAACTGGTTCTTCAGCTAACACACTTTTATCAAATGTTGTAGCTAAAGGGTTAACACAGTATGTTAACCATTCCATTAAAAACTGCGTAGCTCTCCATTTACCTTTTTGAAATAACATAAAACGTGCTACACCAGCTTGTACGTCATAGTATTTCTCATTATCTTGTCCCATAACAATATAGCAGTCTTTTTTACACCAATGTATGTGTTTTTGACCGCAAGCTGCAAATAACATTATACCACCATCTTTATTACACTGATCAAACAATACATTTAAATTACCGATCGGGTAGCAATCAGCATCAGTAAATAACACTATATCCCCATCTTGTAGGTCCTGTAATGCATGATATATTATAAATGGTTTCCAGCAATACCAACCAAAACCCCTCTTGTGCGGATGATCCCAAAGCCATTTATTCTGATAATAGAACGGTTGTTTTAACAGCCATTTATCATCGTACACTTTAACTTCATCGGCCCCGGCATTTATACCGTTTTCAACTATTATACTGGTGGTATCTTCATACAAGCTACCACTAAACGTAATATATAGTTTTTTCATTAAGATTTAACCCAAGACCAAGTTTTAACGTACTTTAACAAGTCTTCTTTTTTTGAGTTTAGTATTTTATCAAATTCTTTTCTGTTATTGTTATAAAATGGATTAGCTTCACTACTGTCTTGAGATCTTACATGATCAATATGATATAATGGGCCGTTAACTCTAGCAATTTTATAACCTAGTGTTTCGAATCGTTTCAAACGTTCCCAATCTTCACATCCCCAAGAAATACAGTTTTCATTTTCCATACCACCTTCAATAAAAGCTTTTTTATACCAAAAAACTGCACCACCGAAAGAGTTTTTACCGAAGTTTTGATATATATCAGGATTCAAATTAACTGGATCTAAACCTACTATTTCATTTAATACATCTCGTTTAATATTAACAAAGTACCCGCTGTAAGGGTAAACACAGTCTAAACTATTATTAATTAACAAATTATATGCTTTGACTACTTGTTTTACAGGGAATATCACATCACAATCATAGTTAGCGATAAAATCTGTAGTAGCTTGTTTAGCCATGTTATTGAGATAACGAGTACGGTGAAAAACACCATCGTTTTGCTCATAAACATGTGTTATATTGTACTTGTTTTTGAATACAGGTCTAGGCCCGTTCTCATACACAATTATATTTGTATCAAAGTTATGTAATAAATACTCAATAATGTAGTTAAGATTAAATGCTCTATCTTCGCTATCAATCCTAACAGGTATAGTAAACGTTAAGTTTTTTAAATCTATTTTCATTGATATTCTTTTCTATCGTCTAGTTCAGGTTTGTTTTTTTCTGTCCACATCATGCACATAATATTCCAAACCGCTGCAGCAGCATGATCTTCATTTTCTTCTCCCTGCCAGTATTTAATTAAGTGACGTTGTGCACTATCATAATAAACTGAAGCGTTCATACCTTTTTTCCAGTTATTAAAACCATATTTCTGACCACCAGAAACGAAATGGCTTGCCACTCTCATTAACTCTTCATGAGGTACTAAGCTTATTCTTGGTTTACCAACATCTGTATCTCTTTGTGCGCCTGTATCAAATTGTCTTTTCATTTTGTAATATGTTATTATATATCCAATCTTCAGATAAAATATAGTTTTGAGCTAATTTAAAGTTTTCTTCAATAACAGCTTTTTTACTATCATAAAACTCTATTGTACAGTTTTTAAGTTTTTCTTTTAAATCATACAAGTCGTTAAAAATAATAAAACCATCAGTATTAAAGAACTTATCGATAGAAGGACACCCCCAGTATATAGGAATTGTACCGGACATCAAGGTATCAATGAGTTTTTCTGTAAAATAATAATCTCTCTTACAATTCTCAATTGCAAAATGATAACGATATTCTGCTAGACCTTCTATCTTGTGCATCGAGTTTTTTATAAATTGTTTATAAGAATGACCATATGCATCTACTTTATTACCGGCAGATTGTATAATTTGATGTCTTAGTTTGTGGCCGGGTAATTGATTTTTATTAGAAGCAATAATAGAAAACATTTTACTCTTTTCATATATTTTTCTCTCGGGTACTTCTAACCAACATCCCCCTACAGGATACCATTTAGCATTTGGTAGGTTTAAGAACTCTTTATCGTGCGTCCATATTTCTTTATAAAAACCAGAATTAGACCTTACATATTCATATGGTTGCAGGTTAATATCATAAGGTTCTAATAACCATGCAATATTACCTTTGTTTAACTGATAATCTGTACATACAACATCAGTTCCATGCGGAGCATCATTACGGTTCCATATAATATGCTCAGAAAAACTTACTGGTGGTGTTGGATTATTACTGAATGCACAATGCGCGAAATTGGAGTCTTTTATATATAGTTCTTTTTTCATACTTTTATCCACCCTTCTACATACAGATCTTTACCATCAGATGGCCCGTTAGGACCAAACCACTGTCTAGGGGTAACTACAACTTTATCTTTATTTGCGTTTAACCAAGCTGCCCACCATGAAAACGTAGAGTTTGTAATAATATTATGTTCACAAAGTGTCATCATAATAAAATCATCAATATCATTTCTACCTTGCATAAACAATACTTTTTTGCCTGTTGTGGTAAACAGGTGTTTGTTTTCTTTACACCAATTAATATCATCAGACATTACAATATATGTGCTAACATTTGTACTGTTTTCTATATTAATTTGAGCGTTATGCCAGTACTCTACTGGTTGCTGTATATGTATATCAGGATAATTTAAATAATCACCACGGCGTACATGTATAGAGCATGTATTAGTTATACCGTTTAAAGAATCTTTTACTGGTTGTATGTATTCATCTTTAAATGTAAAGGTGTTACGTATTACATCTATTGCTGCCGGGGTGTTAAAGTATTTTTCACTTTGAAAGTAACCTTCAAGATACGTAAACGAAGTTTTTGGTATTATTACTGGGTTATAATCGAAACTTTGTTCTTTTATTATACTACCAGGTCCTGGCGCTAAACCAGGTAGCTTTTCTTTGAAATATATATTGTTTTTCCAATCAGGAAAACCGTATTTCAAATCATTGCTAATAGCAATACCGATAGTACTGGCAATTAAAAATAATTGATTACCAAATCTGCCACCTTTGCCGTTAGCTATACCTAGATGTGTTACTTGCATTTATAAATTTCTTTTAAACGTTTTAATACAATTGATACATCTGTATCTGGGTTTTCTACAGCTGAAACACCATGTATTTTTCTATAATGTTCAGCTCCTTTTTTCATGTTTTCTGTCCATTTTTCAGTATGTGTAATTGAGCTATTTTGTATAGAGCCTGGTATTTCTTTAAGCATTTCATCACTACCATCTACATCAGGGAACCACCAAAAAGCAGGTAAATAGTTTTTACTAATAGCTCTTTGACATAGTTCTACATGTTCCCATGCATTCTTAAAAAAAGTATCATGATAACCAACATCTTTCATAAATGTATGATAGAAATACGAAAATGCCCCAACGCAATGTAAGTTAAGCGCAACTTTTATATTGTTTGGATATTCTACAACATATCTAGGGTTAGGTTTTTTATAATCAGGTGTTCTGTTAGCAGGACCGTGGTAACCGAAATTTAAATGCTTAATACCAGTAGCCATAGCAACATCAATATATTTTTGCCATACACCTGATGTTTGAACAATAATATCATTTTCAATAAGAAATATATGTTCACAACCTCTATTCACCAATACCTGCATTGCTTTATTTTTAGCTCTACCAACTGACTGATAAGGTGGTACATTGTTAATTATATCGATACCTTCCGGTAATACACCATCAGGTATGGTTGCACCGTCGTTTATTAAAATAAGATCTTCAACCGGTCCTTTATTAGCGAGCAAAGCAGCTACGCTTTGCTTAGTATATTCTACACGGTCACAGGCTATAATTGCAGCTCCTATTTTCATGTTATATTTTGTGCTTTATGATAAAGTTCGTTAACGTAAGCTTTCACTTTATCTTTACTCTTTATTTCAAGTAAATCAATAAATTCAGCTATGGAATTTTCTACACTTATATTGAAATCTTTTGCGTTAGCTTCTTCAATATTAAGTTTTGCAGTTTCGTTGAAATCATACTCAATAGTAAATTCTACAGGTTTGATAGAAGTAAGTTTTCTAACAAGTTTATCTATTACATCTGGCTCTAACTGTTTATCTATATAAAACTTAACTATATTACCTTTGATAAGGCTTTTAAGATTTTCTACAGTGTATTTACCATCCTCTAACTCTTTATAATATATTTTATTGTATTGAGGAGATATGTTGTTTTCAATAAAATCATATGTGAGTGTATTTAAATTTAACAAATACAATCCTTTTTTAGTGTTATAATCACCCCAATCCTGTTGATAAGGAGAACCTACATAAAGAATTGTACTATTTTCGTATTTACGTTCTTCTCTGTGATGAAAATGGCCAGTAATAATAAGACGTGCTTTACTAGTAAGATCGGTGGTTTTTAAACCATGAGTACACACTTTGTAAGAGTTCATTTTAAAACTGTTTATTTCAAAATGACCTACAATTAAATCACACTCAGGTATTGCATTAACATCTTGTCCCCACGGACAAAACGCTATTTTTTTTCCTTGGAGTGTTTCGACCGTAAGCTTATCAATAACAGTAATATTACTCCAACCGCGAAGTATGGATACGGAATTAACTGAAGAATTATCACGGTAGTAAGCATCGTGATTACCCACAGTAACAATGATGTTATAATCACGCAATATATCAAAAATGTCAGTAGCCACGTGCAAAGTATTAACAGCAATGTCATTGCGATCATGAAATATATCTCCTGGTATTATTATGTCTTTTATGCCTTTAAGTTTAAACTGTTCAGCTGCCCACCTAGCATGATCCAAAGCGATCTTATGCCACATTTCGCTGTTGCGATGCACACCATAATGAGGGTCTGAAAAAATTCCAACTAAAGGTTTAGTTATGTTCATTTGTTTTAGCAGGGTTTGCAGGGTTATCTACACCTACTCCTGGACCTATAACACTATAAACCTCTTCTTGGTATGCAGCTAAAGTGTCCCTCATACGCTTTTCCTTTTTAATACGACTTCTCCAACAGTTAAAAGAAATTGAATTAAAATATGAGAACGGGTTACTGCCTTTATCGAAGTTGTATTTTTTATCTTTTAACGCGTTAAACATATTAATTAAGGAATCCCCTATTGCATCTTCTTTAAATGTATAATTGATAAAGTTTGAAGCGTGTGCAAGTCCATATGCAATGTTTTTAATCATAAGCGCTAGCTCATCAGTAATGACATCAGTTTCGTAGTACTTTTTAAGTTCAGCAGTAAAGTCGGAAGGGTTTACATAGTAAACCTTTTTAGCTTTTGCAGAAGGAGAAAGTTCCTTAACCGGTTTTATTTCAACCACTGGCGGTTGACTCGGTAATTCGTTTTTCGGTGACTTTGATTTTTTCAAGGGCATAAAATTCTTTGCGTTTTTCGTAATGCTTTGTACCATAAATTAATTCATCAACAACGTCTAATAATGTCAATACGTCTTTATTTTCGTGTACACGTAATCCACGTCCAATTGATTGCAGGGTTTTGATTTTTGATTTACCACCCGCAGCAAATACAATGTAATGTATGTTTTTTATAGAAATACCGGTAGAGAATATTTTACTTATAGCAATACATACAACGTTGTCATGTTTTTCCATTATTTCTTGTACGTTGCGTCTATCTTCCACCTCAACACTACCTTGTATGAAAAAAACCTGTTTATCTATTAACGTGGATAACTCTTTATAGAGATTATCACCATGAGCTATATGATCTATAAGAATAAGACAATTGTTTTTAAAACTAGATGCTAATTGTTTAATTATTTTGTTTCTAAAAGTACTATTATGTATGTAATCTAATTCTAACAAATATCTTTGTGAAGAAGGTACAGAAGTATAATCTGGTTTAAATTCATAGTTTACTTTAATAGCTAAGCATTGAGCGTTAGCAATATACTCTCCACCAGCTGCCTCTCTTAGTTCGGTAGTGGTTTTTTTAAAAATTACAGGGCCGAGATAATTGTTAATATTCCACTTATCTATGTTGTTTTCCGGTAACGTACCGGTGAAACCTATACGCCTTAAAGTAGGTATTTTGTCAATAAGTTTACAAACTTTATTACCTCTACGTAATTTATGACATTCATCAACTACAAGCAACCCTACCTTATCAAACCAGGTGATATCTGATGATTTGCTTTGTAATATACCCATATTAGCTATAATAACACGTGCATCAGGATCTAATTCAGTATCTCCGGTCCATTTACTAACTAAGTGCATCGGAAAGTTGTACGATTCAAAGTCTTTGAAGGTTTGTGTAACTAAACCTAAATCGGGCACTACAATTAATATTTTTTCCAGGAGGTTTATAGCCCACAATGATGCATACACCAAATTAGCAATAATTAGTGTCTTACCGCCACCAGTAGCTAGTTCAACCACTCCATAACCATGTTCTAAAGCTTCTTCTACAGCAACTTGCTGGTAATCTCTAAGTTCAAACTCACTTTTAAGTTTCTTAATAAGAGGGCCAGGTGTTAGTATGTGCGTTTTTTGTAATATATCTTTATACTCTTGATTATATACAACATTAAAGGGTATAGTTTGAGAATTAAGGTAATCTACGATTTCTGGTACTAACCCTACACCGCAATAACCTGAATTTGTTATAGCATATATACGTTGTGGTAAAAATTTTTGGTAACGATTAAATCTTGCACCTGGGTTCTTTACACTAAAATGTTCCTTAATATTGTTAAGGTAATCCGAAACAATCTTTACTTCTTTACGTTTAGAATCATATAAAAACTCAACTTTCATTAGGTTGTTTCGAGTTTTTGTAGATCTATTACATTTTTACAATCGTATGTGAGTGAGCTTGTAAGTTTTTCAACTTTTTCAAGATATTCAATAATTCCTTCCAGTTTATCCACGTACTCTTGTAATTGTATAATGTTTGGGTTATTTTGTGTTAACTGTTCCATAGCAGCTTTGCTTAATGAAACAGGGCTTGCATTAGCAGCTAACTTAATCAGTTCTTTCTTTTTAGCTTGGCACTTGCGTAACTGATTTTTATGTTGCATCATTCGTGCAACCCACTTGTGCTTAATTGTAGGTACAAGCATAGTTTTTTCCTTCAAAGATAACTCATCCACCTGTATATCTTGAATTATCTCAGCTTGATAGTTAGCAAATAGTGTATCTAAATCAGGTAAGTCCATAATTAACGTTATAAGTATATATTAATACAAAAAAAATTCAACTGTGAAAAACTTTAATAAAAAATACGAAAAACTTATGGAAGATGTAGGTGGTGCACCAGCTGCAGGGGCGGGAGTCTCAACTGGATCAGCCGGTATAGGCAGCACAAGTGCAGCAAACAATGTACCTATAGGTCAAAGTAGTGATAAAATATATGCTCCGGGTGATGCTCGTAACCTATTTGGTACTGCAGTGGATAAACCTAAAAAAAAGAGTAAGTTTAAAGCACCTAAAAAAAATCCTGGCTTTAAAACACCGTTTAAAATAATCCGCAGAAATCCTCCTAGTTTATAATGGCAAATTTAAGAGATAAATTAAAATACAATGCACCTGGCAGTTTTTACTGCGACAATACGTGTATTGATTGTGATTTATGTAGAGAAAAAGCACCTGATTTCTTTAAAAGAAACGATCAGGATGGTCATTCTTATGTTTACAGACAGCCTAAGACTAAAGAAGATATAGAGTTATGTATGGAAGCATTAGAACAATGCCCTGTTAACGCTATAGGCAATAATGGTGGTTATCGTTAAATGGATTTAGGTCATTGGACAACTAATGAACCTGTTGATAGCAACAATTTGCCTTACGGTTTTATTTATCGTATTACAAATACGATCAACGGCAAGGTTTATTTTGGAAAAAAACAGATTAAAAGCGTCAAAAAACTCAAACCACTTAAAGGCAAAAAAAACAAAAGACACTTTGACGTAGAAACAGACTGGAAAACATATACATCTTCATCTAACGATGTTAATGAGGATATAAAGTTATTAGGTAAAGAGAAATTCAAGTTTGAAATATTACGTTTTTGTGATAGTAAGTTTGAACTTGCTTATTATGAAGCCAAAATACAATTTGAAAATGATGTGTTATTAAAAGAAGGATTCTATAACGGCATTATAAATTGTAGAATCGGTAGAGCTCCAGATGCTTTGTTAAAAAAAATACTTGCATTAAACACTAAAAGTATTAATAATAATACAAATGAAACACTACAAGACATCACTGGGATTGATAGTAGTGGACTTTGAAAGTTTAGCGGAAACAATTACACAAAACTGTTTAAGTGAGTTAATTACGGTGTACGGAGTATACGAACAAGAAAGTATACCAAAAAAGGATATGAACCGGTTATTAATGTTTTTTACGTTAAAACACGTACTAAACACACAAAAGCTGTTTAATGATAAAAAAAACGTAATATTTTATGTTAATAGTAGTTGTAAAGATTACATTACTGTAAAAAACAAATTAAAATTAATAGCTAAAGCGCTTAAAGTACCTGTTTATACCAATACATTAAATTTTAATTGTATTAACAGCAAATCCGGGGAATCTATAGAGCTCTTAAATAGTATAAAAGAATTTAGATATAATTTCGAACCAACACCCTTTTCTCCGCGAATATTAGAAAGTTTTTTAAAAAAACACAACATTAAACCCGAATCAATTACTTGAAATATCCCTCGAGATATATATATTATATATGATATCACAGGCGAGCGCAGCGAGCCTATTAAAAATATTACAAAGAAAACCTATATACCAACTAAACGTACTAATCACTATTGGTACAGGGTATGTCTTTTTCTCTCCTCGTTATTATATTAATTGAATCCACAAAAAATCAACTATAGTTCTTTATTTTTGTTGTAAGCAAGTAAATATACAAAATGGAACAGGTTTATAATAAAGTAAAAGCTAACAGTAGATTTCTTAAGCTGTTAAAGGAAATACATAAAACAACGTTAAAGAAAGAAGATGCAACCACACCAGTTGCACCAACTACACAAACTGGTACGCAAGTACAACAAGCTACACAACAGCCTGATCCAGCAGTACAGCAAGCACAACAAGCTGTAACGAACGCTAATAAACAAAAAGCTCAAGCTATACAAGCAGCATTGCAACAAGCTCAACAAAAAGTAGCTAAACATGTTTCAGATGGTACAGAAATGGATAAAGACACTATTGCTGCTATACAGAGTCTTGCTGCAAACACTCAACAACAAACACAACCAACAACATAATGAGCAAATTTAATCAAAAACTTAATGAAGTATATTTTAAGTTATTAGAAGCGGATGCACCTGCAGCTGTGCCACAAGATGGTGGGCCTACTGATCCAACTGCAGCTCCCGCAGCACCTGCTGCTCCCGCAGCACCAGCTCCAGCACCAGCTCCTGAAGAGCCGCAACAAATGACTCCAGAAGGAAAAGTATTTTTAGTAGAACTAGCTCTTAAAGCATTAGCAGTAGATTCATCTACTATTAGTGAACAAGACAAAGCTATATTTGAAACAAAAGTTACAAAAGATAACGCCGAACAAGTAGCTCAGCGTATTAGAGAAATAGTAGAAGGCACTTAACGGTAATAAAACTTGTGGTGTTTAATAACCACTGTTTTATAACCTTTATCTAAGAAATCTTGCTCCCAGTAAGGGTGTATGTGTGTTGTATGGTATTGTGTAGCACCATGAGTGTGGTTTGTTACAGGGGCTTGCAATATTTCGATTGCTGTTTTCCACATAGGATGTTTTTTAGCTTTTGCTACAGCTGATGCTATACCGTTATTAAAGCAAGAAAACTGCTTACGTGCTGTTACTACATCGTACAGAGATTTGTTTAATTTATGTGCTCTGTTATGAATAACTTCATTTACAGCTTCCATACCTATTTTACCTTCACCACCAGCTTCAAGCACTAAGCATGCAACTACAGTTTCAGCTTGTCTCATTGCCTCTGAATTATAATATCCTGCAAATGTAGATACATTTTGTACATGTGTTACGTTTGGAGGCACATTCGGGATAGTAATCATAGGAGCTTCTTTAAGAGGGGTAATAGTTTTACTTTTAACCGTTTGCATTACTAATACTTATAATAAATAAAACGTAATAAGTGAATATTAAATACAGGGATAAAATTTATAGCAGTGAAGATTTGCCTATTTTTATATATTTCAAAACGGATAAAAATAGAAAAGACTTTATTAATCTACTGCAATACTATAAGTTAGGTACCTTTCTAAAAGTAAATTGTATGCATTCAGTGCTGGCTGGTAATACGGTTATTAAAGATAAAAGAGCTTTCATATATTTTAAAATTGACGAAAAAGAAGAAAAAAGAACATTACAAAGAAGTCTTTTTGAGCACAATGACCCGGATAACAATGCAATGATGTGTGCACCCAACGATATTGATGAAGACACACTCATTAATTGGGTACAAAGTTACTTAGATAGTCTTGATTAATTAATTTAAGCATATACAATGTGTATTATGGGTAAATACACATCCACAAAAATAATACCGTTAGGTTCGTGTGCTTTCCGTCAACCTTATGCACAAAGCCACTGCCATTTTTTACATGGCTATAGATTACAAGCAAAATTTTGGTTTAGTTGTGATAAACTAGATGAAAACAATTGGGTAGTAGATTTTGGCGCCCTCAAAAAGCTCAAGACTGCCTTAGAGGAACAATTTGATCATACTACAGTAGTTTGGGAAAAAGACCCTGAATTAGATACGTTCTATAGTCTCAATATA